GGCCTGCAAGAGGTTGGAGGTGGCCTCCACGGCGCGGTCCGTCTCGTCGCTGGCAATGGCAAAATCCTCCCAGGCTTTCCGCGCCGTATCTATACTTACCTTGTGTTCCTTCGCGTTTTGGTCTAGTTTGGATAAATCAGAGCGCAGCTCCTCGGTGCTGTCCACCGTACTGAGCGCCGCTGTGCCCAGGCCCAATACGCCGGCCGTTACGGGCGCCAGCTTATCCCCCAGTTTACCCAGCTTATCCGAAACGCCGCCAGCCGCACTTGAGATGCTCTCAAGCATCTTTTTGCTCTTACTGGCCTGGCTTGCCAGGCTTTGCAGCTTTTGCTCCGTGGCTATGATCTGGCGCTGCAGCTTCTCATATTCCTGCCGGCTCAATTCTCCCTTTTTGAATTGCTCCTGTGCCTTTGCTTCCGCTTGTTTGAGCGCATCCAGCTTTGTACTCGTTTCTGTAATTGCTTCACTCAGCAATCGCTGCTTTTGTGCCAGCAGCTCTGTATTCTTGGGGTCGAGCTTTAATAGCCTTTCTACCTCTTTTAACTGCTTTTGTGTGCTGCTGATTTCTTTGTTGATGCCGCCCAGCGCTTTGGACAGCCCTGTGGTATCGCCGCCGATCTCCACGGTGATGCCCTTGATGCTTCCTGCCATACGTTCACCCGCCTTTTGTGTATAGAAAAAAGCACCCTGTACGGGTGCCCCTTCGTTATTTCTCGCTTTGTCTTTTCAAATCCCAATCGTCGTATATGGTCTCTGTTTCTTTCCCATGCTCCGTCAGTGACGCATAATAAGGCGTCAGCGTCCCGTCTACCTCTACAAGAGAAATACCGCAGGCGGCAAAGGTATCAAAATCCAGCACCACCACCAAAATACTTCCGTCTGCCTGGACGTCGCCGGACCAGTCCGCTGTTTCAAAATCAAGGGCGTCGGTATCCGCCGTATCCTTGATCCAATCCAGCGTGCTTGCCTTGATGCTGTCAATCTCCGCATCCGTCAGCTCCCGTTCCTCTGTGGTCTCTATATAAGCCGCCCCGCCCTCCACGGCGACGGACGGCGCCTTATCCGGCGCTTTATCACCCCCGCCGAACAGGATCACATAGGCCACAAACAATACGATGCAGCCGCCTAAAAAAGGAAACAGTGAGAAAAATACCTTGGAACGTATCATATCCCTAGCAACGCTTCGCTTCATTTTCAAACCCCCTAATCGTATTATACGGGGCTACGCCTTGCTTTGACAAGCCGCTCTACAGCCTGTCCATATCCTCCTGCGTTGCAATGTAAGGGTATGGCACATCGTCGTTGTTGTATTCCGTCATCATGTCGTACACCATGCCAAGCGTCATCTTTTCCAAATCGCCAACGGACAGGCCAATCTGCACGCATCGCAGCATAAACAGCCCTGTGGTATAAGGACGCGTAGTCAGTCTGCTTTTTTTTTGCTCTTTGCCGTTGTCTGTTGGTTCAGCCCCCAGACCTCCATAATGGCTGGTACGGCCTGGTAAATGTCAAAGGTCTCAAATTCATCCAACCAGTCAATGATATTCTCCGGCGTCTGGGATTTATCTGCATGCCTAGCCATGACATATGCCAAGCGTGTAAACAGCGTCGTATTGCTTCCGCTGTTTGCCTCCGCCATATCCAAGAGCATATCCTGCCCAAATTCTTCTCTATATAGGTAAGGCACCGCTGCGGTAGCCCGCAGCGTTACCTCCTTATCGCCAATCTTGATTTTCCTTTCCATCCCGTCTCCTCTTACGCAGTTACGCCCGGCTTCCAAATGGACGTGAACCAGGCCGTTTTCTTTGCTTCCTCGGTCTCTGCCGTTGTCTTGGCCTTTACCATATTCAGCTGAGGCAGAGATACTGCCGAGATTGTGATTGTCTGCGTCGTCGCCTCAAAGCTCTCCTCCTGCGTAGCGCCGCCCACGCTGGGCCGTGTCGCCGTGCAGTTGTAAAACACATGACAGGTGTTGTTGATGTCGTTTTTTACCCGGAACACAAAGCCAAACGGCTTGGTTTGGTCGGTATCCTTTTCAATCAATACCTTGTCCGTATCGTCCAGCGTTTGCCCCAGCACGTCTGTCAAGAACGCATCCGGGACTGTCATGATCTCCAGATCCCCTTCGTACCCATTGTTACTCGCCGTCTGGTACCAGACGATGTTGTCTGCGTATACCTTGGTTACTTCGCCCTGCTGTTCCAGCGTTAAGCTCACGGCCCCCGGCATCATCACAATATCCTCATATGTGCCGGCGTCCTCGTCGGTCAGCACGGGGATCGTGTCGGTCAGCTTGTCTTTCCCGGCCGCCGCCACGA